CTGTTTTTATTGAACAGTTTCCTATCGTATCACAAGCCCTTCAGTGGGTCTAAATAACTACATCTAATATTAAATTATGGCGACCTATCCAGTAGTACACACAGAAACAGGAGAGAGAAAAGAAGTCTCTATGAGTGTTCATGATTGGGATAAATGGACAGAAGACAATCCCGATTGGACAAGAGATTACTCTGATCCTTCAACAGTTCCCGGATTTGGGGAGGTAGGAGAGTGGAAAGACAAATTAAGAAAGTCAAAACCCGGTTGGAATGATGTTTTAGATAAGACAAGGAAAGCGATACCTCATCGTAGAAGAAATGATCCTAACTTAGTTCAAAAACTATAATGCCAAGAAAAAAGAGAACCTCCGATCAACCGATTGGGGTTGGTTTGACAGCGAAACAATTTAAAAGGAAGAAACCTCTTAACGGTGAATATCTTATTGATGTAGAACCACTAACTGAGAATCAAAAGAAATTATTTGAATCATATAAGAGTAAACATTTAATTGCTTATGGTGCTGCAGGTACTGGTAAGACATTCATAACTTTGTATAATGCACTATGCGATGTCATGGATGAGAGTAAACCATATGAGAGAATCTATCTTGTTAGATCTTTGGTTGCCTGTCGTGAAATCGGATTTCTACCCGGAGACCACGAAGACAAGGCAGATATATACCAAATACCATACAAAAATATGGTAAAGTATATGTTCCAGATGCCAACAGATGCAGACTTTGAAATGCTCTATGGTAATCTTAAGGCTCAGGAAACAATTAAATTCTGGAGCACCTCATTTTTGAGGGGAACAACACTTGATAATTGTATTGTTCTAGTCGATGAATTCCAAAACTTGAATTTTCACGAATTAGATAGTATAATAACAAGAGTTGGTGAAAACAGTAAAATTTGTTTTTGTGGTGACGCATCACAGACAGATTTACAAAAGACCAATGAAAAAAATGGAATCATTGATTTCATGAAGATAGTTCGGACAATGCCATCATTTGATATTATTGAATTTGGTGTAGATGATATTGTACGATCTGGATTAGTCAAAGAGTACATTATCGCAAAAATGCAACTAGGTATGTAATGTTTAATCATGTAGAACTTGAACTTCCCAAACTTTCGAGGGAAACGATTGATGGAGTTCGTTATTATTCAGTTCCTGATGAGGATGAACTGTTAAAATTAGTTTCTATCACCTCAGTCACAAGTCATTTCAATAAAGAAATATTTGTGAAGTGGAGAAAGAAAGTTGGAGATGTAGAGGCAGATCGTATTACGAAGGCTGCTACAACTCGTGGAACATCTTTTCATACACTTGCAGAAAACTTTTTACTAAACAACGACCTTCCCGAAGGACTTCCTATTTCTGAGTTTTTATTTAACATATCAAAATCTACACTCAGAAAAATAGATAATATTTACGCTTTGGAGGGTTCTCTGTATAGTAAGCAATTAGGTATTGCAGGAACTGTTGATTGTATTGCAGAATACAATGATGAACTAGCGGTGATTGACTTTAAAACATCGGCAAAACCAAAACCAAAAGAGTGGATCGAACATTACTTCGTCCAAGCAATGGCATATGGTTGTATGCTTTATGAACTGACGGGTATATCTATTAAAAAATTAGTAATTATTATGTCATGTGAAAATGGAGAATGTGTTGTTTATGAAGAATACGACAAAGCAAAGTACATCAAACTACTCGGAGAATACGTTAGTAAGTTTGTTCAAGATAAACTGGAGATCTATGGAACCGAATAAAGAACTTGAGAAGGCCATTGAGAAGAAGTTTCTGACTCCTCAAAAGTTTGCCATCGAAATCGAGAAGATTGTTGCGGAAGAAGAATTCAATTACATTGATGCAATCTGTCACTATTGCGAAAGTAACAATCTTGAGATAGAATCAGTAACGAAACTCATTTCAAAGTCTCTGAAAGAGAGACTGAAGTGGGATGCAACCCGTCTTAACTTTATGAAAAAGACAACTCGTGCTAGACTACCTTTATAATGCCTACTAAAACAGAATTGATTCATCATCGTTTACAAGCAATGCTTCGAGAACACTCATTTAGTGATCTTGAATATCTTGGAGAACGTGAAAGTTACAAGTCAGGAAAACTTCAACACTGGTATCGTATCGGTGAGTCGGAGGTTCCTGTTGATGCCATTACAGAATTAGAAAGTGAGGACACTGATGAAAGTGACACCATTTGAAACCTACCAAACATATCTTTCTATCAAGAATCATTTTTCCAGCCCGAAGTATGATTACTTTAAGTATGGAGGAAGATCGAGAGCAAAGATAACTGCCTTCAATAAGAGGAAGGATAAGTATTGGTTTGAAAAGACATCAAGAAAATATCCTGATAAGGAGATCGTAGATTTTCTTGTATCTAACTTTGTTAGCACAGATAACCCCTCTGGTCTTTGGATTGGTGAAATTATCAATTCTGGAGAGAGGAATTATAATGAGTGGTCAAGACGACAACAAAGTCTCGGTTACTTATTCAAGGAGCAAGTCACTGAATTGTTTAATGAACACGACTTGGATAGCATTTTTGACTGCTCCGATGGACACCCGATTATTCTGAAAAAATATTTGGGTGGACATATAGATCTTGAGACTCTTGTAGTTCTTGAAAAGATCTTTGAGTTTCGTGAAAGGTTCGATCAAAAACTTACTGACCCTGTGTGGGAAACCGTAAGTCTTAAAATAAGGAAGTATGATCCTTTCATAAATATAAATGTGTTCCAATATAAAAAAGTTTTAAGAGAACTGGTAAATGAGTAGATTTTTTGAATCAGAAATAGTTCGTGAAGAACTAGAGTCAATCAATGAACTTCAAAGAGAAGTTTATGGTACTGCCATGAATTTCCCTACCATGACTCGTGAACAGAGGTTGGAGCATGTTGATAAGTTACAGACACTTGTTGATAAGCAAAGAATTATGTGGACTCGATTATCTTTGTCAGATGATCAAGAGGCCAAGGATACTCTTGAATATCTCAAGGAGTCTATGATCATGTTAGGGTTTGCACCACAAACTGATGTGAATTCCTTTTTTGACAATATCAATAAAACAATACAATCACTTCGAGTCAATGTTGACTAAGAGTGTTGTCTTTGTTATAATATCCAAGTAAATCCAATTTATCCAAATTAATCCAAGGTAATCCAATGTCATTTGCAAATTTAAAAAAGCAATCTAAACTAGGTTCACTAACTGCAAAGTTAGTTAAAGAAGTCGAGAAGATGAACAATAACGGTGCATCAGGTGATGACCGTTTCTGGAAACTCGAAGTCGATAAATCAGGTAACGGTTATGCTGTTATCAGATTCTTACCCGCACCAGACAAGGAAGATCTTCCATTTGTTAAATTATATTCCCATGCCTTTCAAGGGCCCGGAGGATGGTATATTGAGAACTCTTTGACAACACTCGGTCAAAAAGATCCTGTATCAGAATATAATTCACAGTTGTGGAATAACGGAACAGATGCTGGCAAGGAACTTGCTAGAAAGCAAAAACGTAAGTTAACTTACATTGCGAACATCTACGTTGTTAAAGATCCTACTAATCCTGAGAACGAAGGTCAAACATTCTTATATAAGTTTGGTAAGAAAATATTTGATAAACTCACTGCAGCAATGCAACCTGAGTTTGAGGATGAAGAAGCAATCGATCCATTCGATTTCTGGCAGGGTGCAAACTTCAAGTTGAAGGCAAAGAACGTAGCAGGATACAGAAACTATGATAGTTCTGAATTTGCTGCACCAAGTCCTTTACTTGATGATGACGATGCTATGGAAGCAATCTGGAAGAAGCAAAGTTCTCTTGAAGAGTTCAGTGCTGCGTCTCAATTTAAAACTTATGATGAACTTAAGACTCGTCTTGAGTATGTCTTAGGTAAGAGAGGTGCTACACCAGTTGCACAAGATCCAGAGGTTCAAGAAGAAGAGTACGAAGTTGAAACTCCTGCACCAAGGGAAACTGTTTCCTCAGTAGCAAGAGGTTCAAGTGAAATAGAAGATGACGATACGTTATCGTATTTCCAAAAACTCGCAGACGACTAATAGTTAAGGGGTCATACGACCCCTTTTTTTATGGCATTGTCAAATTGGTATTTTCTGTTTTTATAACACTCTTACTGACTCTCTGTGATGAAGGATCATAGATCATAATGGATCTGAAATCATCAAGGAATTGTTGCAAGAATCCTCTTTTTAGAACAAATATATTTCTCTTTTTTTCATTTCTGTTTGTCTCATAAAGATAATTACTCACAGATGCAACAGGGTTGTTTATGGCAACAACATTTGTTCCTAATTTAGTAAGATCATTTGTTTTTACTTCTCCGTTATCAAAATATGATAGTTTAAATTCTTTATTTACAACTTTGCCACTTTCAAGAACTATTCTACCCTTAGAATCCTTTACTTCTATAGTTTCATGGTGATGAACATTATTTAAATTAATTCCATATTTGTTCAAAGCATATTCATACAAATCATTATTTGATAGAGGCCACTCATCACGAATATTTACGATACCTGCACATACGATAACAACCCAATCTAATTGATCTGTATTGTATAATTCCTCTGCCACATTTTCAGGTCTGAATCCCTCTGGTATTTCATACTTATCAAAGAGAGTTATTATAGATTGTAAGTCTTCTCTTAATTTAACACGACGAAATAAGTTTTTAGCATCAACATAATCTAGTGATGAATTTTTATCTGATAAAAAGGATGGATACCTGAGTGTTGGTAGTTCTTTAAAATACATTAGAATCCTACTCCTGTTGGTGACTTATCATAATCATCAAAGTAGATTGGTTCAATCTCTTTGAATGTCAAATCAAGTTGCATAGAGATTGGTGAGGCATCATCATATGTTGCGTATACACCTTCACCTGTGTAATTGACAGCACAGTTTGTTAAGAAACACTGTTTGAATTTATTTAAGAATGGATGATCACTGTTACCCTTTCGATAACGAAGTTCAAATAAATTAGGTGTCTTCATAAACACAGCACTACCACCGATTGTATCTCCACCAGTTTTTGGTGCCATATTTTGTTTAAATGATCTTATTATATTTTTACATTGTCTTGCCTCTTGAGCACTACGGGGTGTCATTTTAAATGAGAAACTAAAACTTCTCAACGTAGGGCCATTGAATAGTAATTCTAAGTTTGGGTTGAATATTTGACCACTTTGTCTTGCAAGTAATTGTTCTGTGGATACGTTCGCACCAAAGATTCCCATCGCAGCAGAAGTTGCTTTTGCGGTTAATCCTTGCTGTGCAGCACTAAGTAATGCATCTGTTTCTCCCGGAGTTAGATTAGCACCTATGTCTTTTTTAATTTGATCACCCGCTTCGGAAAATGTTTTTTCACCACCAAGAGCCTTGACAAATTCTGAACCTGCTTTCATACCACCAGCGATAGCACCTGCAGCAGCACCTGTTAGAGTATTCATCTTACTGTCACCATAGTTGGCACTATTACCATCTTTGATATCTGATGGTATTTGTAAAATAATTGTTCCAGTATTTTGAACTGACTTGGTAGCGAGAGATCCAGAGCGAGTTGCTCCAACTGCATTATTTAAACTATTTCTTCCAAATCCTTTTGCACCAATAAGTTTTGTATTTCCGGGTTGTCTAATGTATTCTTTTATATCAATCTGTAGATAATCTGTTGTTCCTGTCAATGCTTCCATTGGGTATCTCAAGATACCACCACGCTTCTTTGAGGTTCGACGTGGTTGTGAAGTTACTTTACTATTTGAAACAGGATTTGGATTTTCGTATGTTGGTAAAGGTTGATTATTTGCAATCGCTGCTTTTGCACCTGTCTGATATTCTTCAGATGCATAAAACTTCTCTTGTTCAGCGTAATTAGGAGGAAAATTAGGCATATATTTCTTTTTTTAACTATTTAGACGATATTTTCCAAAAGGTAATGCTTGAAGATCTTTTATCTCTTCAGCAGTAATCTGATATGTGCCACCAACTATCTCATTGTAAGTATAATTTCTCGACTCACCCCAGTGAAAATTGACTCCTTTGAAACCCCATGAGTATACATTAGTAACTGCAACGAGAGGGTTTTGATCATATCTTATACCCGAAGTTTTTGGTCTATAAACAAACAGATAATAGTTACCTACTTGAGGTGCACCACCCTCACTAAGTAGATCCATAATTTCCACCATCAAATCATCAGGATCTTCGATCCCGATTAGATTATCTAAAGCTGGTGCTATACGACTCATTTGATTCCTAGTTCATCCTCTGTCATCACCTTAAATTCATAGAGTCTATCTTTACAATACTCAGTGGCAGCTTTCCACTTTGCTTGATTCT